GAAATACGTTGCATCTGAAGTGAGCGTTCCACCCGTTACGATTGCGCCGCCAGAACTTGAACTGAGAATGCCTAAAATTGGAAACATTATGAAAGATCACCGATAACTGTAAATGCGTCGCTTGCGGTACATATAATTGTTGCAGCAGAAAACTGCTTCTTTAATTTCGGCGCTGATGCAGTTGCACCAGTTGATGTGATTGTAACTCCTGCACCCTGCGCTAAAGTAACTTGACCTGCACCAATTTGTTGAATGTTGATGATGTTGCCTGTTACGAATAATGATGGTGGTACTGTTAAAGTAATTGCAGAAGCATTTGAAAGCGTAACTAGTTTGCCAAGATCGGCAGCCACTAGCGTGTAGGTAGTGCCAGTCTGTGCGTTAAATGACAGAGTGGTGTCATCTTGCTCGATCCACGTAAAATCTAAATCTGTGCCAGATGCCTTAGATAGAACTTGTCCAGTTGTGCCGCCTTTGAGATCGACGAATGATGTGTCTGGTCCACCCAAAGCGGTGCGAATAGCGGCAGCGCCATCCTTGACGAGATCAGTATCGTCTGGGGTTGTCCAGCCAAAGTTAGTTGTCGTTGCCATATATTCTCCTTGTCAGGCTACTATTGTAGCGTTATTCCAGTCCAAAGTAGGACTTAATGTATTAAATGTCTCCGTTACGGGAACGCTGTTCCACCTAAAAGCCTGAAGGCTAAATGCGACTGGTGAAACAATAATTGTCAGATCAAGTGCGTTAAATCTGGTTGTCCAAGTCCAGCCCTCAACGAACCCTTGATAGCGCCCATCGGCTATGTTTAAAGGTAAATCCTCAATGTCTAGCGGTAAGCCCATAAATATGTTAAATGCCTGATCGCGTGAGACATCTGGAATATTAGGGTTGGTCATTGGAAAGGTAATGCTCTTAAATTGGTATTGTGGAAATGCTCGAATGTCTAGATAAAACTCTGCTTGGCTTAGGGCATCTGCGCCATTTTCAATGCTGGTTTGAATGTTTTGTGCCTGTGTGCCATAGGTCTGAATAGATGCTGCATCCTCGGCGGTCTCTTGTTGCCCATTCTTATAGGTAATGGTTACCTTATTGCGTACATCGCCTAAACGCTTAGATGTTGCTATGCCATTTGCGTAAGCCCAGCCGCCATCTACATAGGCGTAGCCATTGGTCGCTAGATATTGACCTCGATGTGTTGAATCTGCATAGCTAATACGCCCAGCCGCATCTTCATAAATATATCCAAGCCCAGAAGTCGCAAGGCTGGCCACCAAAGAATAAACGTCGGTTGTTGCGGCTGATCTAGCTGTAAGCTCATAATCGCCCGGGCGATCGATCTCACCTAATCCAGAGTTTTCTGCATTTTCCCAAGTAATCAAAGGATCGTAAGCAGCCCAAGTTTCGGCTGCTGGCACTTCATTCCATTGATCAAATAAAATGGCTTGCAATACCTCGTAAATCTGATCGCCATCAAAGTCTTTGGCTAACACGCCTTGAGTCAATACTTTGGGCAGTTTAGATAATGCTCCTAGAGCTGTGACTGTGACGTTCTGAGTTATGGCTGGTTCGCCTGTAGCCACGACAATATCGATGTCAGATATATCTCCGCCAAAGATAGGGATATACGTGCCAGTCGAATCTTTGATCTTGACCACGATAGAGTCATTGACATCAAAGGCTATGGCTGACTGAGTTAAGTTTTTTAGGGTAAATCGGCAATAACCAGCAATGGGCTGACTATAGATATCTGAGCGACCAGAAGTAATTGTGAGATCAGATAGGACTAGGTTTGTTACATCACCTGCGCCATTTACCTCTACTGCCCAATCTGGTGTCCATGCGGTCATACGAAGGCCGCGCTTCCTAACGTTCCTCGGGATTGTGAATCATTAAGAATTTTTACTATTTGTCGAGCAGTAGATTCGCTATCGATCGCGCCATTGACTGTAATGTTGGTCGTAGATACTGGTCTGACGTTTAAATAACTTGGAATGCCTGAAGGAGTAACCGGGCTAGATGGCGCTGATGGAGAAGATGCTCCAGATACCGATGCGTTATCAAATGGATTTAACTTAGAGCCTAGTTGCTTGGTTAAATCAATTACCCGCTTGATGGAGTTGTAAAGATTATTAAAGAAATTTACTACGCTGGCTAGGCCAGTAATAAGCCCAGATATTGCTGTTCCTATAATTTTGAATGCTGCGCCAAGAGTCTTGGCCAAGATTGGTGCTAACACATCTCTAGCAAATTCGGCTATAGCCTTGAATAGGTTTAGAAGCGGCCTAAGTTCCTCGCTGTTAGAAGCTAGGGAATCTCTGACTGTGTTGAAGGCTTTGCGTAGGCCATCGGTAATAGGGGTTAAGAATTGGATTACTGGGCGCAGCTTCTCGCCTAGGTTGTTGGTAAAGTCTGCAATGGCTGGAATAACTCTTTGGACCAAGGTTTCAACCAATGGCGTGATGGCTGTAAGAATGTAAGCGCCGACGGTTTCCTTGCCTTCATCAAAGGCCACTTGTAAGCGGCTTAACTTTCCTTGGAATGTATCGGCTTGCTTTGATGCTTGGTTTTCAAAAGTTCCAGCAAGTTTGGCTGTAATGTCATCGAATGACAGGGTAGCAAGTTCAGCCCTAGTAATTCCAACACCTAAACGGCTAAGCCCTGCCAGATTGCCTTCCTGAGCCTTTGAAAGGGCTTCTGTGACTGCTTGAAGGGACTTGCCACTACCAGCAGAGATATCAAGTGCTAAAGCCTGTAACTTTTGCGCCTTGTCAACATCTTTAGTTGCTCGGGTTAAACGATCAAGCGATGGGCGAAGTTCATCATCTGCAACACCCGTAGCCAGGGAAGTTTGGAGAATAAATTCTTCTGTGCTTTTAATTTGAGCATCGGTAGCCTGAGTAACGTTTCTTAAAGTATTGGCTAACTTGGCTTGAGCAGCTTCATCCGCAATAGCAGATTTAACTCCATCGATCGCTAACTTGCCAGCGTATGCGACTGCTGCCGCTCCTGCTGCTGCAAAGGCTAACCCGGCTTTTTTGCCAAACTCTGAGACTTTATCGCCAAAGGTTTTAACGGATGTGTCTGCGCCTTTAAGATTCTTATTGAAGTTATCAACGTCAGCAAGAAGCTTGAGCGTTAGCGCTCTAGTACCTGATGCCATTAGCCCCACTCCTTCAATACTTTGTTAAATGCTTCAGTCCATCTAGCGACGATCTGAGGTTGAATCTTTCTTAGCGTTGGATAGATAAACCAGCCCTTAGAGCCTCGACCTTCGCGGCCTGACCAGACGGGAAACTGCCTAAACTTATTAGAACCAAATTCAGAACCGCCCCAGATGTCTTTAGTGGTTGCGCCACCAGAAAACTTCTGAGAAGCAAACCCGTAAGTGATCTCACCTATTTTAGATGATTTCTTAACACGTGCTCCAGTTGCAATTCTTCCTGCTACTGCTCGGCTTGGCCTTGAGTTAGCGGTCTGAATAATTTCTAATCGAGCGTAATCCGCCAGCGCTCCCGACTGGCGTTTGGCTTCTGCGGTAGCTGCATCATCCATATTCTTGAGCGCTTTAAAGATTGCTCGGAGTTGAGTCTGATCGAGTGCTACTGCATCATCGGCCATTCCGTTGCTCCAATATCTCTAACGCTGTAAGAATATCCTCGGCACTTTGCCAGTGATCCATTGGAATCTGTGTGGCTATTGCCAGTTCTACCAAGAGTCGGCTTACGCTTCCTCTTGGATGACTTTTGGGTCTTCCCCACCTACTTCGACATCTGCGACCGATTCCATCCAGACATCGAGCGCCTTGGTTGGCTTGCCCCCTGCATCACGTTTCATTGCTGAATGTGCTACATAAAGAATGTCCCACATGCCACCAAACTGGGAGATAACCTTCTTAGTTGTCATCTCCCATTTGGCGTAATCAGGTGGTCGAACCAGGTAAGTGGTTTCCGATCCGTCTACATATTTAATTGTTATTTGCTGTTGCATTGTCGCTCCCGTTTCTATTGTTTAGGAGAATGTGTCTGTCACAATTCCCTTTTTGACCTTGAATGTAAAATCTACAGTTTGAGCATCTGTTCCTGAGCCCCCGGCTGTAGGAAATTC